GGCGCAAGCGCACGCGATCAAAAGCGCGATGTCTCTGGCGACATCCACGTCCGTGGTGAGATTGAAGTAACGGTTCCCCCAAACGTTATCAAGAAAAACGACGCCGCAGATGAAAAGAAGGAAACCAGAGACCGCAAACGCTATCGACTTGAATTTGTGGGTCTGATCGCTGTCATCATCTACGCTGGCTTGACCTTTTGGCAGGCGTATCTCACACGTGAACTCGTGAAGAGCGGCCGTCTTTCCACTCGTCCATATGTAGGAGTAGATTCAATCGGCGTAGGGTTTCGCAATCATAGGCCAAACGGGGACAGCTTCCTCGGACAGAACCTTGATGACACAACTGATGCCTTCCAATGGTCTCCCGCGATAAAGAACTTTGGAACTGTCCCCGGTTACAACGAAGTCGGATATCAGAGAGTATTTATCAACAATGTTGAGTCTCGTTGGTACGAGAAAACACCAGACAAGCCGGGGATAATATTCCCGGGTCAAACAATACTTCTTCTCAGTCACACTGGCACTAAAGAATGGCCTGGAATCAGGAACGGAACAGATACCTTGAATTTGGACATTCACATCGAATACGACGGAAACGATAAGGATAAGAATGAACACTACACATACTGCGAGAGACTTCAGTACTCGACGAGAGCCGCTAAATTTATGAACTTGGGTCCGGTCTGCGCTAAATGACTGAAAGAAGATCGTCACAAGAGAGTGATGTGACCTCATTCCTCCAGGAGTTCCTCAATCTTCTTGACCGCCTTTTTCCAACTAATATGCAGCTCGACGGTCAGGCTTTCTAGAGCCTCGATCGCGGCCTTAGGTGCATGCTGCGTCTTCAGGTAGGCCTTCAGGATGTCGATGTCGTCATCGAGCCGCTTCAGATTCTCATCTTTGACCTCGGCGACGCGTTCCAGCACCTCGCCGGCGTCGATCAAGGACTCAGGGTCGGTGAAAGGGTTCGAGGTTCTGACTGGAGGCTTGCGCTCAACGAAGGTCAAGTTGTCGACGCGTTCGCGAAAGCGCTGCATGTTGGTTCCCGGGACGTGGAGGTCAACCTCCTTGCCTCCGTAATGTACGTTGGAGATTTCGTAGGTCAACACAGAGCGACCGGGCTTCACCTTGTCGCCGACCTGGGGCTGGGGTGTGGACTCAGGGGTACCGGCTTTTTTGAGGGTTTTAGCCATGACTCAGCAAGCGTTATTTCCAGACGTCTGGACAGACGGACTTACGCTTCAACCAAGAAGCACCTGTCGGCCCAAGCAGAATAATGTCAGTTTCACCGCCAACAGCGAAGGTACCGTTGTCTTGTTTCGATGTGGGAGCCACAATGGTCATAAATTCTACTGCATTTGCTTCCTTTTGCTTGAAATCTCCTGGTTGGTCAATTGACCCAAGCAACGGTTTGAACGCAGCATTAGAACCAACCAGTCGAGACCAATAAGTTTGCTGTTGCCGCAATTCCTCAAGGTCTCCGTACCTCAATCCGTATGCCTGAGAGCCTTTATCTCCTTCGATGAATCGGAGATTTCTCAGCCAGACGGGTGTTGATGAAGTAGCGGTTGAATCAGGGGTATCCACTATCTCAAATGAAGACCTCACGAACACTACATTTCTGTTGTCGTCTACTGTAGCGAAAACGGCTTCGATGGGACTCAAGCCTGGAGCCTCGGAGCGGAGTTGAGGATTCAACATTGAAGCGTCCAGTTGCGCAATCACCCAGGTATTCCAACGTTTTGCGACCGACATTAAATCCTTTCGCGTATGAATTGGTTTTTCCCGAACCAGTTCCGCAGCCTTTGCAAAGAAACTATTATCATCGCGGCCAATCCCTCCGATCCCGGCTTCCGTGAATATCGTTTTGCCGTCGACCTTAATGATTTTGCATGTCTGATAGGTGGTCATGTTCCTAAACGTCATCGCGCTATCGGCTGCGAAGAGAATCTGGTTATCAGTTGGCAGAGCAAGGACCGCAGTACCGTGACTGTATTGGGATAAAGCAGAAGAATTCGTTGCAACAAGCGCCATATGCAATCCAACGATTGCGACTCCCAGCTTTCTCATGTCGGGCATCATCTTCCTCGCTTTGAACTGAAAAGTGTAATCACTCTGGATACCAGCCCCTTACGTCTCGCTGAATCTTCGGCAGCAAGCTCTTTTATCCTTTTGTTATACCGGCGCTTTCCGCAGCTTCAGCCTCGGTGTTAGATCATCCCTCGATTGATTCGCGGCATGTGGGCATTTGGGTCGAACATGGAAACAGTATAGGCGAAGAAAAAGAGAATAAATGCCGGACAAATTTCCTACTTTTAGAAAGGTTGCCGTTTGCGGGTCCCGTAGAATAAGGCGTATATTGTGATTGTTATGGAGAGTATGTAAAATGGCCGCCTTTTCGAAGCTGTATTTTTATGCGATGACTCTCGGACGGAGTTCGGAAGCAAAGCGACGCCTTCGTACAGCTCTTGCGGATGATCTTGCTGGAAAGAGTATTCCGACCTCCGAAGCCTTTAGATTAGCTAAAGCTAAAGCCCCGGCAATGCCTGCCGGTCGGAGCCTGCAAGAGGTAGATCTGCGCGATAGGTTGAACGACACGCACATGCTGCGCCAATCGGGCGCACCAAATTGCAACTTCAAGAACAAGTCATAGGGGTTGAACATGCGCGAATTGCGTTGGTCTCCTTTTGCCTACGAGTCCCTTCGTCTCGCGAAGCCCACTGATGCTGAGTTTGAAGAACTTGACAAGGTCCTGGCTCTCATTCTGGAAAGGCCTGATCAGATAGGACTAAAGGTTCCATTCCAAGTCAGTTACCAGACTCGCGTGGTAAATTGTGGGCGTTTCGTGTTGGAGTTTACGACTAATCTACTTATCACCGCTTTTTACGTTGAGCGCCAGATGATGGAGGAGTTTAAAACCACGCGAGAATCGAAAGTGTCTAAATTTAAACGGGTCTAACGAGGAGTCAATATCAGAGCAGCTATCGCTCTCGGCGGTCCCTTCGTCACCCTGTTGGGTATAGCTCTGAGTGTATGGGGAACTTATGTGATCACAAAGGCTTATCACCCCTTTCGAGGTGTGGGTCTCCTTATTGTCCTCGTTCGGTTGAGCACGCGCTATCTTCTCGGACATCGCGAAAGAGCAATAGAAGAATTTCGCTACATGAATAAAATTGCGATAAATAAAGAAAGCCGGACAGAGTCGCTCGTGGGGATCTATCTAGTGTTCGTTGGCTTCATTCTTCAGGGAGCTGGAGCCCTGTTTTGGGCAGTGGACGAGTTTATGACCGTTAACTCCCCCACGAAGTGACCCGTTCTTCTGGCAAACAAACAAGCCGCCTCCGAAGAGGCGGCTTTCTTAGTTGAACGGAACGTTGATGCGTCCCCTAAGATGCGTCGAAGGAGCGTGTAGCATTAAAGGGCGAATTTGCAAGCGCCCCACGCGGCGACTTGGCTTTCTATTGTTCCGGAGACTGAGTTGATAAATCCAACCTCTGCGATGCCGGAGTTCCAGAAATCCCCTACTCCGAACGCCGCGCCTACTTCATCAACGTTCGTGCTGAGTGCGCTCACCACCGTCGCGGTTGCGTCCGTCGTACAACTTCCGCCTGCGCAAGTCTTCAGTGTGGCTAGGCCGGTACTCTGGTTATATTCAGCCAACAGCAGGTGATATCCGGCAGTAAGGGTTGCGCCCTCAACAAGACCAGCTATGCCCTGATTCAGCAGCAGCGACTTACCGCTGTCCATTCGCCACTCAAGACACCCGCTTGAAAACGAGCAGCCGATGATCGCGTGTGATCCACTTGGGTTGCTCGGGACGTTCACCACGGCGTAGTAGGTCCACGAGACATTCGAGGAAGAAAGCGGTGACGTAATTGGAAACAGGCTACCTGTTCCGTTAAATGTTGCTGCTGCAAGGCCGTTGATCTGCCCAGTTGTGTAGGTAGGCTTGCTACCGGAAGGCTGGCTCAGAGTATTCCCTCCCGCCGGGTCCACCACCTGCTCGATCTGCATGCCATTGGTGCAGGTAACTCCTCCGGTACAAGTATTTGGCGGAGAGGCATACATCGGCCACCGGTTCGTCATCGTGGGAGGAGTGCAGGTTCCAGAAGGCGGGTTGAAATTCTGCCCGAAGAACACTGCATTCTGAGACAGCAAAACGCCGGGCCAGAAGATCAAGAGGAGCATTGCGATTAGTTTTCTCATGAGCTGTCCTTAGCGAAGATTTCCGTAGCAGTTTGTGCCGTCGTAAATGAAGGCGAGGATGTTGATAGCCGATGCAGTGGTGTTCAGAGCGAGAGTGGTGAGCGAAGTGAAGCCGGTCGACCCGCCCTGCTTCCACGTGCAACCGGTTCCGAGTGTCGCCGTCGCCCCGCCCGTTGAGTCTTGTTTGAAGACGAGGACGTAGCTTCCACCGTTGACCAGACCGGTTAGGTTGATCGAGCGCGTAGAAGTCGTATGGACCAACGTCACGGTCGAATTTGAGATGAGCGCGGATGCAATTGCCCAGGTCACCGAAGCTCCGTCGGTCAAGGTGCTGAACGAAGGACTCGCCGTTCCGATACCGCCCTGTGCTACTGGTAGCGGCGCTGCCAGGTGAGTCACCGTGACCTGGTTCGACGTATTAATGTCCGAGCCAGTTCGAGCAATGCTGGGGCCGCAGGTAACTGATACTGCACCGGCTGATGTAGTGCAGTCGCCAGTCAGAGCAGGCATCTGCGTCGCCGCGGCGCTGCCAGAGATGTCAGCGAACGTAGGTTGAGACGCTGTGAAGCCGCCGGTTGCGCTGTTGTATGAAGTGAAGAAGTTATGCGCTACGGCAGACAGAGTCGAGGCCAGTACGGTCGAGCTCGGCAGGTAGGCGTTCGCGTTGGTCGCCGCCGCCGTTCCGAATGATCCGCCCGCGTACGAAGTGAGAGACGACGAAGTGACATTCGGTGCGAGTGTTGTGCCGGAAAGCGTTCCAGCAGGAGCTACGACGGCGCTGGTTGACACCGCAGTTGCTCTTCCCTTCCCGTCGTACGTGACGACCGGAATGGCAGATGGCGAGCCAAAGGAACCGACGTTCGAGTTCACAGTCGCCAGCGTGGTTGCGCATAGTGAACTGGTGACGTCGCCAGTAAGGGAAGGAAGCTGTCCGCAGCCCGCCGATCCAGAGAGGTTGTTGAATGCCAGGCTGACGATACCCGTCTGACCATTGACTGATTGGACTGGAGAGGCTGGCGTGAGAATCTGCTGCCAGTTCGCAAGCGTTGACGCCGGTGAGTTCTGAAGGATGTAAGTCGTATTGGTGTCCGACCGGATAGCCACGTCACCTATCGTCGCCGCCAGAGCCAGCATTGCTGACTGAGAGGTAACCACGAAGGTTTGATCGATGGCTATAGGTGGCAGTTGAGAAGAGGGCAGTAAGCCGCTGGAGTCCAGAGAGGCATAACCATTAGGCTGACCCTTTGCAGAGCTTGGCTGTGAAGCATTCGCAGTTGCCTGGGCCGCCAGCATCAAACGCGGTGGACGGCTGAGTCGCAGCTGACCCTAGTCCCAGGTTGGACCGGGCAGAGGAGACGCTGGCGAGATCGCTCAGGTTGTTCGCTGTCTGTGCAGCTCCCACGATGCGAGGGTCATTGCCTTCTGCGGCAGTGTTTGCCGTCGAGCCATAGGTCACGGTGCCGTTGCCGCCGGAACCAGCCGGTCCCTGAGGACCAGTGGCACCCGTCGCGCCCGTCAGACCGATGGGGCCTTGTGCTCCAGTCGCACCCGTCAGACCAATGGAACCTTGGGCACCCGTCGCACCTGTCGTTCCGGTTGCTCCTTGTGGTCCAGTCGCACCGGTGAGTCCGATCGGACCTTGAACACCTTGAGGTCCTGTGGCTCCGGTGTCACCTTTCGGTCCAGCAGGACCAACAGGTCCGACGCCACCCGCACCCGTACCGGAACCCGTCACGAGGACAGGAACGCCGCCGACACACATATATAAGAGACCACCGTCTAGATTCTGAACATAGAACGACGGACTCACACATGTGCTGGGAGGCGCGGCGGTACCGTACGACACCTGGATCGGTTCGACGTTGGTCGTCTGGGCAGGGGGAGCATACGCGTCAAGAGCCCACGTAGCGCCGGTGATGTTCGGCACCGCAGTGAGAGTGAACGCTCTCTGCGCGGCAGTATTCGTAATCTGGATCGAATAGAGAAGGTTCGGAGTATTCGTCAGAGCAGCGTCAGGAATCTGGCACGCGCCTGTGATTACGCCTGAAACGATCGTGCAGGAATAGGAGTCTGGAGAGTTCAGTCCGCCGCCGCCCTGCTCAAACGCAATCGGGATCCCAGCGAGATTCACGGGAGTGAACGTAACTGTGCCGGCGGCGATTGTCTTTCCACCCATTTTGATGGAGCTGGCGGTGATGGTGGTCAGCTGTGCATGAGCGGCGCCGAGCGCGCAGACGAGCGCGACGGCTACTTTGAGTAGTCGATTCATGGTGCTCCTGAGTTGCTGGTGGGTCTTAGAGGGAAAGCTTGGGAGATGTGGTCTTATGACGATGAGGGACTTGATGCAATAGAGCCATCTCAGCTCGCTCGTGCATCCTCGTCTGTAGCAGAGCGCTGAAGGCCGGAAGGTCGGTCGTCATCAGAGCGGTCTCGTCGTGGTTGAACGACGACATCACGTGGATGTCAGGTACACGCTTGTAGCTGCCCATCAGCTCCTTGCGGGTCAACGTGGCTTTCCACGCCTGAAACCCTTCCTCAGTGATTTCGCCGCTCTTACGCATCTCTGGATAGTGAAAGGTCGCATCCGTGCAGAGCTTGGCGTGAACTTCGGCGATGCGGTTACCGGGCTTCAGCGTGGTGGGGCCACCGCAAACGGGGCATATCACCTCACCATCTTCATCCTGTAATCCGGCTTGCTCAGCCATGTCCGGATTGATTGCACCGGGGCAAAACTGCTGATGGCAGTGGTGAAGATCAGGGTGCTGATGGAGGTTGCAGCGAGGGGAGTGAAAGCAGTAGTGCTTATGAGAATTAAGTAGTCGCTGGGGCATTGGTCGAGGTTCCTGTGGTTGTCGCCGGCTTCTTTACAACGGTTTTGGTAGCTGCGTCATAGGTGAAGTTCTGAATCCCTTCAGCGATGAGGGTGTCGTACGTAGCAGCATCAATCCCAACCGGATCGGCTAGGATTAGGTTCGGAAAGGACACTATGTTTACGAGAGGAACGATGGTAAGTCCTGGGTTAGCACAAACGTGACAAATGTTTTCAGCGTTATCGTGCTCGAGAAAATAGATCATTAAAGCCACCTGTATACGCATGGAGCGAAATCAAGACCACCGTCGTGATACTGGGAGTTGGGGTCGTTCACATATCCGTCTCCTTGGTTCTGGTTGAAGATTGTGAAGCTACCCGCAGCTGCGTTGAAGTTGTGAACAGTCTTACCGAAGATTGCTGTTGTGCTCTCGGTGCCTCCGCTAGTGGGATCACCGGGATTACGGAATTCCATGAAGTAATTCGCTGCCGGTTGAGTTGTGTCGACCTGTACCGTAGGAACTCTCCCAGAGATCGTTGTGATCGTGGCGCTGCTGGTTATCCCAACGTTGACGGAGCCGCTAACAGGATTTGCTGAACACGAGTTGAGTCCGTGGACCACATGTCCGTTACTGTCAATGATTCCGTGACCCCCGACTGTTAGCAGGTTGATAGGAGTTCCATCCCCAAAAGTCGCATTCCCACTGTTGTCTATAGTGAGGATAAGAAGGTTCGCTGTTTCGTCTCTGATGATGATGGGCATTAAAACACCGAGTAGTTCAGGGTTTGTGTGGAGCTAGATTCATTCAGGAGGTCAAATGAGCTCTTGTCTGAGGCGAAACTAACCACGGTTCCAAATATGCTCACGCCGGCGAATCCCGCAGTCGTGGTGGTCGAAACCGTAGCCTGGGCAAAGGCAGCCAAAGTTACAGCCCCCGATATCCGTGCCATGCTCGGAGGAGCGGCTGTCCGTTGGTCTAGTACTGACCCACTCAGGAGGTTCCTACCTTGGAAAGACAGCTTCGACGACGGGGTAGCACTACCTAGCTCGAAGTTGGACGAGTTGTCCGCCGCTAGACGCTGTGTTCCCGTTGTCGCGTCATTGAGTATGATGCTCATTTTGTTGTTTACCAGATGGAATACTGCATGGTGCGTGGTGAACCCGTAGCGTTAGAGAAGGTCACGCTTGAGCTAGATATTGCTACAGCCGGAGCATCAGCGCCGACGGTAGGAATATCGTTAACGACAATGGGGACGGTTGCTGTTGAGTTGGCGGGAATAGAAATTGATCCTTCAACCGGAGCCGTTGCCCCAGGCCCTAAAACATCGCAGGCGAAGGTTCCGCCTATCGTTACCACACCCGAGCCTTGCACGGTGAGTTGTTGACCAGCGATAGGCAAGCTCCCCAACCCCATCTGATTGGAGTTATCCACGTACAGGATGTTGACTCCGGCGGTCTCATCGCGCATTTGGAATGGCATGATTACACCGCCTGAATCGAGTACGAACGTGACCCGTTGTTGATGAACAGTTTGTATCCAGTTGGCACCACACTGGCAATGGTTGAAGCGGGAACTCCGTCAACTGTGTTGGTGTCAGCCGAGGTATTTGACCCCGTGACGTCAGCTCCCCACTGGCCAGCCGCCGCATAAGGGATGCATGAGACAGAATGGCAGGCCAGGTCAGAGACTCCGACGGCATAGACAATCATCGAGGCGTAGTACACCCCGGCTGGACACGTCCAATCGTAGCTGTAGGGTGTCATCACGGTTGTGACGCTGCCATTAGCCATGAGGTCCGTGAAGCCCTTTGTTGCCGACGTTCCGCCGTTAGGGTCTACGTTGGGAACATAGGTGCTTTGCCAAGCGATACGAAGGTAGATTCCGCCCGGTGGGTAACCCCCCATGTAGACGGTGTACGTGAGCCTGTACTTCTGACCCGGCACAACGCTAAACGTGGGCGAAATGGCACCATTACCATCTCCATTACCAAATGGTAATGAGTAGAGGCGGTAGCCATTTGGGTCGGAGCCAAATGTGAACGCCGCATGCAGATCCCACCCTTGGGCGTTTCCGAGGATGAAGTTTCCGTTCGGAACAATCGACTCGCTGGCCCCGCTATAGACGATGGCTTGTGAGCCTGTGACGTCAGCAGCACCAGAGGTGTCCGTCAACGAGATCCCGTCGAACCATGCATTGGCGTTGGAATTTCCGCTCCCATAGTGGTCGGTGAGATTGACGGTATAAGCACCGCCAGTAGAAGCCGCGAACGTGAGCTGAATAAATGTCCAACCAACGGCAGAGGCAGTTGCTACCACTACACCGGGGAAGGTGCCGTTCTGATTTAGAACTGTTCCGTTTCCCTTCTGGATCGTTATATTCCCGCTAGGATCAGAGACGTACAGTCCAGCACCCAGAGACCCACTACCAATAACCGAACCATCAGTCATCACCCATGCCTGAAACAGATACGTGTGACCACCGACTAGATTGACTGTCTGGTTGAGACTTGCCCCTTGGCAGCGCACAGACTGCGTACCGAGGTAGTGCTGGGTGGTGTCGAGCGTTGGAGTCCCAGCGGCAATCGTCCAACCCGTCAGACCGTTGGCGAAGTTGCTGTTGACCAGCATCTCGCCCGGCACCGTACCGCCTAGTTGAGAGTTCGCTGTGATGGTCGGAATCTGCGCACCCAGCGTCCCAAGGAACGACGGCGTCGTGCTGACCGTGTAGCCGAGTTGCTGGACCCACTCAGATGAGACACCATTGGCGCGAGTCGTGCGGATTTGAACGTTGTAGGCCTGACCAGCGATCACACCGGAGACCAAGCCAACGTTGAGGCTGATGTCGATCGCAGGAGCGGACAACCACGTGCTCTCACCGACTAACTGGTACTGCACCTGGATCTGCACGGCGAGATTATCCAGAGGCGTGTTGAACGTCACCTGGATAACCGATTCGAGCGAGCCGTCTGGCTGCACGATCGCAGTGTCAGGCCCGGACGTCAGCACCATGTTCGTCGGTGGTGCCGGGGTCAGTGGGGTCTGTGACGGCAGAGCCGGGACAGCATAGACGTTCTGCTCCTCGATCGTGCTCCACTCGTAGATCGAGGAATCGGTCTCGTTGACGTTGAAGCTCGCGCGAATGCTCTGTGTACCGCTGTCCTGATCCTCAACGACGCTCAAACTTGCGCCGGATACCTCTAGAAGCTTGTTCGTCCAGTTCAGGGCCGGGAAGTTGAAGTCGAAAACGTTCTTCGGCTGCATTACATAAGCAGCTAGACTCATCTCCAGCGTTCCCATTCCCTGGAAGCGATTCCGCAGTAGGTGGATCTTCGCGACGCGCTGCCATTGCGCTACCGACAGTACGGACTGTAGTGACAGCTCTAGTGGATGCTGATGACCGCCGTCCGCTGCCAGCCACTCATCCGAAGGATAGCCGTGGAGTTCATCCTGGGCATACCGCGGCGCGTTAGTCGGTTGGAACGCAAAGGAGAAGTTGTCTTGCGCTTGGCCATTGTAAAAGCCGTTCGCGTCGTAGAGATTACCTGCGACGTTGTAAGGGAACGTCGGGGCGGTGTACGTGCCGTTCACACAGTTGATCAAGTCAGGCACACTGCGATACGGCTTCCACTGGAACGTGGATGTGAGGTGCTGTGGACCAAAGGTGAAGCTAGGACCCTGCCAGTAAGCGGGCCAGACATAGTGCTCTCCGCCGATCTGACTGTAGCTCCCAGCCGCGCCCGGCATGATGGTTGCGAGAGCATCGCCGGGCGAGACGCTGGTGTCATAGTGATACGAGCAGGAGTAGCGAGCTTCGGTCTGTCCGGAGGCAAGTTCTACCTGTTCATCGCAGACATTCGCGGCGGCGATCAGGTTCAGCTGATTCACTGCAAGTGTGTCGCCGAGGCCAAACTGCGTGTCGCTGATGATGTCGGCTGCGACTAAAGCCCAATTTGTAGTGAAACCGGTAGTCGATGTGCGAGGGTCCCAAATGTCGTTCTTGCCGTTGACGGTGATGCGTACCTCTGGCTCGCCCGGGAACAGTGATGGATTGTTCTCCACCTTCAAGTAGATATAGGTGCAACCAGCAACCCACGGATTATTACCGTGGATGTCGTAGTCCCAGGTGGGATCATTGGCTCTGAGTGAGCCCATGATCTGAGTAGCCGGGTTCTCGCCCTCGGTGTGGTCGCCGAATCGAGCTTCGCAGTAAACCGCGCCTCCGAAGTTGTACTGAACACCATTAGGTCCGGTATAGCTGTTGCCGTTGGCAGCGCCGCCGAAGTTGATGCCATTGCGCGTGACGTTGCCGACACCACCAGCCCAGTGAACCTGACGACCGTCGAGGTAGATATTGACGAGGGAGTCGCAAACGTGACCGGCGATGACGATGACGTAGTTGAGCTGATCTCGATGGGAACCAGTGGTCGACTTGAAGATAATTACCCCACCGACGCGCTGCTGGCCGTAGATGATCTGCCGGTTGGCAGCCGCCTGACGCGTGGTAATGTTCATCCCACGGTTGGAGGTCAGGGCGCTGGCGATAGCTCCAGCTTCCATGCTGACGCCCATCATGCCGAGGGCGAACATCGCTTTCTGGAAGGCTGGGTTGACAGTCAGCGCGGGGTCAAACATGGCGGTCAGGACTTCTGCCCCGATTACACCTGCAATTAACGCTGCGCCTTCAATTGCTTTCGACATTAAATACTCCAGCCGCGGACTACATTTGGTTTGCCGTTAGCGTCGGCCATGGGTAGGCGAACGAGTCCCTTTTCGGAGACCGAGATAACGTGAAAGCCGTTGAGGTGAACGACACCGGCAATGAGGTTTTCATCGTTCTCGATCACCACTAAATCGCCACGCTTGGCGAGGAGTGGATGAGTGTGCTCGAGAAGCCCATGCTTGTTGGCGCAGTAGGCAGCGGCGTCGGCTACTGACGTGCCGCCGGTCACTTCTTGAATGGTGCGGAGAGCGCCGAGTTGAGTGGTGTACTTCCCCCGAAAGTCAGCCGCGATATCGATACCGGTGTTGGCAAGGATGGCGTCGGCAGCGAATAGAGCGCAGTCGTTCGTTCCCCAGGCAAACGGCATCTTCTCTCGCTCGCGGAGGAAAGGATCGAACTTGCGAGTGTGCCAGTGGTCGTGCTTCTTCATGATTAGGTTCCCCAGACGTCCGCTTGGTCGTTCAGCGATTCCACCCACCCGAACGAGCTGTCGGTCGGAAAATAGTGACGCTGGTCAGCCGATGTGTATCGGCGGTTGCTGGCGCGAGAGAGGTCAAGCATCTTCGTCTCTAATGCCAACTGGATGCTGATCGTGTCCCCACTGACACTGACTGTCGGCTCATCCATCGCCCCTTTGAAGAGCTGGTAAGGATTGCCGATGATGTTTCCGTTGGCCAGCAAACCCAGCCACAACGTAGCCTGAGCGCCCGGCTCCATGTCGGTCAGGCACTCACCAAGCAGAACGGGGTCGATGCCGCTGAGGGTTACCGTCGTCCCGTATGCATGGACGCCAGTTCCCTCCTGGATGCTTCCGATCTTGGCGAGGGACCCGACGCCGACGAATGGTTGCGAGTTCCAGACGAGAGTTCCGACGCCGGTCCATACCCACTGCATCTGGGTTTTGAAGGATAGCTGCGCCATAAAGAAGGGCTGGATCAATCCCGATGACAGCGCCGCTGCCAGACTTGGGTCTAGTTGTCTGCTCATCGGTACTCCTGAAACTGAAAAGCTGAGATGGGTGAGGTGATCGACGCCGGCGCTCCACGTGACTTTGTTGTTGGCGAGGCGGAAGAGGCCGACTGGATTGAATAGTGCGAGAGCTTCGCCGTCTAAAGGCGGCTCGCGTAAAGATGGCCAGATGTTGATCGCAACTTTTCCTGAGCTGTCCGAATTGACACCATCGAGAACTCGGTGCAGACGGAAGCCAATCTGCAGGTAGTCACCAGGCATCAGAAGATTGAGCTGCGATGGCGTCCAGCCCTTCGTGTGAAGTACCTGGCCACCGGCGACCATAGCTATGGAGGCGTCGGCGGCAGGCGTTCCCAATGCTGATCCTCTGGGGAGCTTCTTCATCGGGTCGCCAAGCTGGAATGCGTTGGACATGCCTTGCATCTGCATCAGCGCGCTGATCCATGCGTCAGCCTGTATCTGCGTGAGTGGCGGGAGCGTAGCCGTTCCAGATAGAGCATCGGCGCCAGGCCATCTCTGTGCCTGGACTTGCCCTGTGAACACCGAAGTGACCGTGGCCACCGCGGTAGAGAAGTTCCAATCTATTGATTGAAGCGACCCTGCGGTGGCAGGCAGGTTGACGACGCTCACGGTGTTCCCGTTTAGCGAGATGAGAGAGACCATGAATTGTGCCTTCGGGATACAGCTGGTGGGGGGGAGCTACTTGCGGCGGCGGGGTTTCTTGCGTTTCAGAAGCCGAATGAGCTGGAAGAGATCACGGGTGAGAGACCAGATCCCGTAGAAGAGACAGATCCCGAGGCAAATGCAGAAGAGGTCCACCATGTGGGCTCCTAGTGATTAAGGTCGCCGCACATGGACGCTCGTTGTGTGAGGGGGTGGACTAGTGTTTGCCGCGAACTTCATCATCGTGAAGCTGAGTGCGAATCACGGTGATGTCACGCTCGTCAGCTGCTAGACGATCGGTAATTCCATGGAGACTTTCATCGACGTAATCTTTGCTGACCATTCCGTGCTTGATCTCCTGCACGGTAGTCGACAACGTATCGAGCTTCTCCACGACGACTGCCCGAAAGGCAACCCAGCCGAAGACCGAGAGGAGCATCGTGATGATCATGGGCGCGACGATAGCGACGATGAGTTTGGATCCGGCTTGTTCCCAGACCGAGGTTTGTTTCGCCATAGGTTTCCTTTTGCGTTTTCGTATGACTGGGATTGCGTTTATCTGGCTCATAGTCGCTACTTCCGTTGAGAGGGTGGTGTGCGTCTACGATCTTGCGTCTGTGAACTGATCGTGGCAGCAGCTATGTGAGGAGCCGCTGCCTGGATTCCACGCACGACCTGGACACGAGTCTGAGCTGGGTCAGTTGATCCCGTCGCGTCGATGTTGATGGTGTGGCCGGTGCTTCCTGAACTGACCAGCTTGTGGTTCGGCGTTATTTGCCCGGTTCCAGCGAATAATTCCGGACCGTCCTCACCAACCAGCGTTGGGCCATTGATGAAGCCGCCTGATGCAGCGTGAGGGATGAAGGAGTTCAGCAAACCACTCAAGAATCCAGTGAAGCCACCACTTGAGCTTGTGGAAGGTGAGCGGATCTTGCCCAGAAGGCCCCCGGCAGTAGCCAGGGTGTCAGCTGACTTCGTGAACATCGGATTCGATCTGGTGCCGAGCTTGCCGCCGCCGCCGAAACCGAACATGCTGAGCGCGGAACCCTCAGCCTTCTCGAGTCCTGTGTTGGCGACAGAGCGGAACATCCCGGCGCCAAAGTTGCCGAACTGAGTCCCTTGGCCGCTCATTGCACCGACTACCTGTTGATTGAATCCTTTGAGTGTGTTGTCTGTCAGCTCGCGCATTTGAGATGCGGCATCACGAGACGCGATGACGAACTCATCGAGCGCGTCACCCGCTCCCACCAGTCCGGAAGATGATGCTGGATTTGTGTTCTGATTGTCCTGTGCAGCCTGAATACTTCCGGCCACTCCCAATGCGCTCTGACGGCTCTGGTTGTCGATCAGTGCAGCCTGGCGGGCTTCATCGTGATTGTTGTACTGAGGGTCAGTCGCAATCGCTTTGGCCTGGTCCTGAAGTTGCTCCAAGGCGTCGGCATACTGCTGCTGATGCATCGTTGCCATGACGCGCGCGGCGTCCATCTTGCTGATCTGGCCGGTCGCCACCGCCATCTGTAGCGATGACTCGGCTATTGCGGCGGAGTTCTCTTTGTTCAGATCGATGCCTTGACGCATCGCAGTGATACGAGCTGAAGATGCATTACCAGCCTCACTCAGGCTCTTTGAATCATGACCGGATAGGAAGTTCGTTCTGTACTTCTCTAGATTGTCTTCACTGAAGATCTTGGCATTGTTGTCTTCATATGCCTTCCACTTCTGAGCAATCTCACCGTCAACTTCCAACATCTTGCCGAATTCTTCAGCTGCCTTCTTGCGTGCCTCAGTCGCCTTGAGTGCGGCGGCATGGGCGGCTTCGGCGGCGGCCTTTTGAGGAACTAGTTTGGCGTTTCGTTCCTCTTCAGACTGTTGATTCTGCTGCGTGAGGATGTTTGTTGCTACGCCGGTGTCGATGGCTACGTTGGCGGAACCGTCTCCGGCTCCGGCCTTTTGACCAGCGATCTGGGATGCCCGGTCTAGCAGAACGTTCTTGAGCTCCGAAGCCTGTGAGCTCTTCAGGTCTGCGCGTGCCTTCGCTTCAGCGTCCTTGTCGCCGCTGGCAACGGACTGTTGAATGCGTAGAGCCGCGTCATCCTGTTGAGCTCCGTAGTACTTGACGGTGCCTTCACGGTCGGCTGTACCACGCTTACCCATTAGAAGCGTCCAGCCGGAGAGATGATTCTTTGACAGGAGATCATTCATTTTACTGTCGGCTGACATGATCGACTCGGCCAGTTTGTCGGCTGCGAGTCTCGCTTCATCGAACGCGAGCTTGGCATTGTTCTGCGGCTTGCCCTGGAGCTTGTCGATGGAGTTCTGGAGTAAGTCGTTGGTCACGCGGAGTTGATCGACCGACGTCTGACCGGACAGATTGAGGGTCGCGAATGCGGTGGTGATCGCCTTCGGCATGTTCTCTACTGTCTTTATGAACTCGGCAACCTTCATGCCCATATCTACGAGCAATCCGGCGAAGGCGATACCACCGACCAAAGGGAACGCAGCCTTGAGGGCGTTGCCTACACCGGGGATGGTCGTGATAAACCGTTCGATCGCACGGAGATTGTTACCGAGCGGATTTTCCAGTCCGCGGATAGCGGCTGAGGAGGCCTGCATCGAGGAGACGGTCGAGTGGCCAGCCTCCTTCGTCTTGCCAGCAAACTTGTCCAACTCACGCTGAGCCTGTTTGATGCCCTCAGTGTAGGTGGCCGCGTTCAAGCCCAGAACGATATTTACGCCACCGGCTTCAACACTCATTAGGAATTCCCTTTCGTTGCCGCGGCCGCCTCGACTTCAGCGACCAGTGTTGTGGTAATGGCGTTAGTTACTGCTTCGCGGGATGCTTCCCAGGCCGGACGAATGAACGGATGCTCGGCAACTTCTCCAGTTTGAGAACCGGGGCCACGTGCCTTGCCGTTAGCCAATAAGCGCGATCGACCACCACGAACCAGACGATGCCCGTATTCCACCCAACGAGCTACGTGCGCTGTGAACTTGTCGGGACCGACGATGGCATTCATGCCGCCATTGTTGTCTCGTCTGATCTTGATCACGATGTCGTTCTTCAGTGCGCCATCGGGAAGGATGCCGCCTGTGCCGTCCTTCATAGGAGCCCGTTCACTGATGGCAGCTTGCTCTATGGCAGCACCGGCCTTGAGCGCCTTACGCATGGCTGCGTCGGCTGCTTTGGTGCCAAGGTCGTTCAGCTTTACTTGCAGCTCTGACAGACCCTGAATATCAATGGTCAGTCCGTCCTGTGCCATCAGTTTGTCTTCCTGGCTATCAGGCCGAGGGTATTGTTGAGGGCGTCCATGAGGTGTTGCCGTCTCTTCCTGTTCATGCGAACAGCAGGTGCATTGGACTTCGCCTTGTTCGCACCGGTCCTGGCCTTGTTTGCCCACTGCGTTGGCATGAAGTCCTGCACGGTGGTCGGCTTCTCAGCCGTACGGAAGCCTGTGTTCGCGACCCAGCTGGTGAGCTGAGCGAGCATGAACTCTGGACCCTGTAGGCTGATCTTCTGCCGTTTCAGGAGCGCATCAAGCTGTTTCGGCGTGATTGCATAGAACTCCTCGGCGGTGAGCCTAAGGTCGAAGCGGGCGACGGACCAGAAGTGCAGCCATAAGTCTTTAGCCGGGGCTACGCCGGCTGCTCGGGGTCCGGCTTCACATCTTCCGGCGAGGTCTCAGCGAGGGAGGCTCCGTAGGCCCGTGCGAGGCCCTCGAAGATCATGCCCATGTTTTTGAAGGTGACAAGCGTAGCGACCTTCTCGAGCGTGATCTTTGGCTGGTGAGAGAGCAGGGCCGCGTAGAGCAGCGGGACGAGACGTAGCGCATCCATAGACGAGAGATCGAGAGCATGGAGCAGGTTGCACTCAACACCGATGTCACGAAGATTCTTCTGCGCGAGGGAGAGAGCACCAAATGTGAAGCAGAGGTAGTAGGTCTCGCTGCCGAGCTTGATGTCAACCTTCGGCAGAGTGGGGTCGATCTCGGGATTTCCTGCGATCTTTACAGTCTTGGACATGGGGAATGCGGCTCCGGATAGAGAGTGGTGAGTGTGGCAGCCCATAACGGTTAACTGGAGAAGTTCGTTATGGGCTGCCATTCGGCTTACGAGCCGGGGGTGATGGTGACATCGTTCAGGTCAATCGTGAACTGACAACTTGATACTTTGGTCTGAGAAAGGTCGAATCCGCCAGCGCTCGTGACGATACCCGTCAACGCGTACAGATTGCCAGTGGTCGTCTGACCGGCGAGTGGGTTCGGCGGAAGCTGCAATGTGAAATCGTACGCCACGCCCGATTTGAGGGCGGTGAGCAGGGCGAGCTGACCCGCGTTGTTGGCCACGTTGTTGTACGTGCCGCTAAGCGTGCCGAAGTCCAGCAGGGTGCCGAGTTTCTTAGTGACCTGGCCCGAGTCGAAGTTGGTGTTGGTCGTGGTCCCCATCTTCCAGCCGTCGAACTTGAAGTCAGAGAGTTCGCCAATGGGGACTGCGGTTGCGGCGGGGCTGATCCCAGTGGGGCCGAGGATGGAGAGGACGGTGCCGGAACCGAGGACGACGGCTTTGCTTGCTACGGGTGTGAATGTGGACATGTGTGGTGCTCCTGGAGAGGGTTAGGGGGTGAAGTTCGATGTGACGTAAAACTCCGCAACAGCTCTGAATTCCATAAGCTCGTGGTCGAACAAATCGGTGGGCTGGCTGAAGCTGATGGAGATGCCATTCGCGTTGTATTGCGATAGCGCTGCGATGATGGCGTGACGGAGGGTTACGGCGTCGTAGTAGCTGTCACCCCAAGCATTGACCTCAACACGGTATCGTTGATTGCCGTAAGTGTCCTGAGTGGCTTGAGAGCTGCCGCCAACGAAGAGGTAATGAATCGCGGGGAACGTTGCGTCCTTCGGCAAGGCGGCGGGATGAATGCCCCCGGCGGCGAGCGCACTGACTGAGGGAGACCCGCGAAGCAGAGCGTCAAAGATGAGTTCGATCATGGACTACTCCTCACCGGACAGCTCGTATACCAAAAGCGTCAATTGCTCATTACCCTGCTTGTCATTGAGCACGGCTTCGATCTCATACGTGTGCGTGACGTTGGTCGTAGGCTCGGTGTAGATCACGCGCTGCTTTGCGCTGATGATCACCGAAGATGTCCAGCGCATCTTGATCTCGTGTGAGCTTTGGGACACGAAGTTGGCGGTGGCATAGATGAGTTTGCCGGTGATGGTCGAGATCGATGCCCAGCACTCATAGATGGTGTCCCACTTGGAGGGGAGTGGCTGTTTGAAGGCGTCTAGATCTGTTGTGGTCTGCGATTGGATGGAGATGCGACGATTGAGTTTTCCGGCCTGCATGTTCGTCCATTTCTTGGCTTGTTGAGCGGCGCGCGCGGCGCGCTAGGCAGTTGACTTCGCCAGAAACGTGAGCGAGAATGGCGGGGAATGAGTAAGCCCGGATGCTGTGCAGCGTCAGGGTTAGCGATCCCGAGGTGGTTGCACACCCCGGGGCGGTGAGCCTTACTTGTTCAGTAGAACTCTAGCGAGTACTGCCAAGGCCAATGAGACCGATAGTCTCGTTGGCCTTACTCTTGTGCGTGAGAGACAACCTTCAGCACGGGTGCCGTAGCCCGCATCTAGTACCCGGTTTCGTAAGAAAAACTGTCGAACCGGACGGTATCGAGCAACGCGCAAACGCCAAGAGGAATGTTCTTGAGGGCGAGCTCAGAGCTCGACTCGCGATGCTCATAGAAATGTCCCACGAGTAGAAGAATCGCGATGACAACGGTCTGTGGACAAGTGTTTATCTCAACCCCGTCACCGTACGATCCCGCGACATAAAGTACGCGCACCGATCCCGGCAAATAGGATTGGGTGTAAGGCCAGAAAGTGCTGGGCGCAGGTACAATCCGAGCCGGTTCACTCGACGCATCCAACACATAGCTCACTGGATCCAGAGTCTGAGGGCTGCCGGACTGATCGACAAACGTTATCGACGTGACCGATACACAAGCCGGCCGCGGAAGACGAATGATCAACCCATCCCAGAGAGCACCCCAATAGGGCCAGTTGCGAGCGGTCGACGGTTGCATGCTTGCCGCATGGCAACCGTACATCGGAAAATGATCGAGGCTAAGTTGCAGCGTCTGGTTGAAGAAGACGCGCTTGGTGTATTTCTCGCAATATTGGCGCGCTGCAACGATGTAAGCACCGATGAGTAAGTCATCGTCTGGGGAGTCGACCCTGAGATGACTCTTCGCCATTTGGAGCGCTACGGGCTCCACCGCCGGCGGCGTCACGAGTTTGAGTCCGAATGCCATGGATAAGTGCCTACTTCTTCTTGCGGCGAGAGGGTTTGGGGAGGAAGCGTGTCGCTGTCTCGGAAGCCGTAGGCGTCCTGGCGACGGAGGTTTCGTACGCATGGCCGAGGTTGATGAGCCCTCGCCCGAGCGATACAGACACGTCTGCGCTTTCACCAGACCTGTATTGGTCGACGGTGCGGGTGAATGTAACTGTCATGAGATCCTTGCGAGGGAGCGGTCGTATGAACCGCTCCCTCTGAGGGTTACTTGGTCGCGAGGCCAACGATGGGGTGACTTCCCGCGTCGGTCAGAACACCACCAGCGCGAACGGCATAGAAGAAGCCGGTAGACCACTGGTCGATGTAGCGCTCGTTGGCGCGGACGATCTGGAGGCCGGGGTTGACCGTCTTCAGCATGTACCCCTGCTCGAAGTCACCGAAGAGAATCGGCAGCTTGGCTGTCAAGCGGTTCGGGAAGGCTTGAACCAACTTGATCGGCCGACCGAACAGCGTGCTAAACGGGTTGCCCAGTACGTCCTTCTGGAGGATTGGATCGCCAAGAGTGTTGGTGATCCCCAGCAGGTATGCGCGGGTTGTCGAGTTCATTGCAAATGAAGCGGACTGCTCGTATGCCGGGTCGAGAGCGCCATACAACGAAACGAGATCGTTGTACTTGATCTCATGCTGATCGGTGTCGCCGACCGTCGGGTTGGCCTGAACGATTGCACCGGCCTGAAGACTGAGAATCGACGCGATGTTTCCGGAAGTCGACCCCGTGCAAATCAGCTGGGACATTCCGCGGAAATAACGTTTCGCAAACTCGTTGCGGAGCCACTTCTCCACGTCAAACGCCGAATCCTGCATTGTCGCCAGGGGCACGATTACAGGCTTGGCGGTCAGGAGAGACGTCGACAGCATGACGGAGGTCAATGTTGGATCTCCGCCCTGGGTCGAACCAACTTCGTCGCCGACCTCATAAAGTGTATTCGCAAGGTCATTGCTGACTGGGATCTTGGTCGGCGCGCCTGTGTCGCTAGGAACGACGTTGACGATGTTTAGCAAGTCTCCCCATGCGGCCTGAGCTTCCACCAAGACGCGGCTGAACGCCTGAGGAATGACCGCGCCGGCCGCACCGGTGGAGGTCATGTCGCGGGTTTCAGCAGGCTGGAGATAGGTGCGAAGGTCGGCCGAAACGGACTCCATGCGGCCACCACTGCGGAGGAACTGTCCAAACGCACGACGCTCTCCGTCGGTACGCTCATCAGCGGATACGCCGCCACGAGGAGGAGCCACGAAAGAGCGCTGCTCGGCATCGAACTTCTCAATCCGTTCCGCAACGGCGATATCGCTCTCGAGTCGGTCGGCTTCGGCGATCATGGCCTCAACGGAAGTGCGCTGTTCGGAGGTAGGCTTGTTGTCGGCGGATACCATGATGGTCTGTGCATCCGTGAGAGCTTTGTTCCGCGCGTCGCGGAGCTGGAGGAGAGTCGGCATGTGATGTGTCCTATGAGGCAGGGGTTATCGCTCGACTGGATAGCCGAGTGTATGGAGCGGTTAAGTTCAGGGGTTAGTAGCGGGTGCGCTGCGCCAGCGAGACACGCAGAGCCAGGCAAGAGCCTTCGTCTGACTGCAACTCATCGGGCACGGCAGGGGGTGTTACAGGAGGGGCTTCGATTCGGGAACGAACCTCAACCGGGCAGGAGCGAAGTGATGCACTCGTATCCGGATATGCCGGAAACGATACGATACTGATCTCATAAAGAGTCACCGCGATCAGAGTCCGTACCGTGCAGCCTTCTCCGTCCTCAGTCCAAACATCGTTGTCGGTTGAAAAACCGAAGCTGCAAGAATCGATGTCTCCGCGGGACATACTTTCAGCCAAGTCCCTGGCCTGAGTTGTATCTGGCAAAGTGCATTCGAACTTGAGCCCGACTGTGTCTTCACTAAGCTTGAGCGTGCCGGACTTCGTGCGGCCAAGAAGAATAGAAGCATCGTGATCGCGGAGTGCGAGCACGTCTGGGTTGTCTTGTAGCGTAGTCGCGAATGCTGCCGGCGAGATCATCTCGTACCACCCGCCAAAGTCCACCGACCTGCTAAGGAAGAGTGCCGCGTATCCTGACACAGTTCTGACTCCATCGTCGCCGGTTGCGACGCGAAGTTCATGAATCGGAAGGTAGCGCAGCTCGCGAGCGTTAGGTTTCATCTGGGGTCTCATCTTCTGTGTCTGTTTTGTCGGAGGCAGACTTGCTGGACTTAGCTGGAGTTGATCCGGTGGGTTGCCCGTTGTAATCGGGGTCCAACAGCTTCTCTGCATTGATCATGTTGACTGCTGCGAGATAAACGTCGCCTTCAGGTCCAATTGGATTCATACCCAGACTCTTGCGGGCTTCGTTCGCGGACATGTAGCCCCATTGACGGGCTGACGACAGAGCTTCCAAAGTCGATTTGAAGTCACCCTTGAGCCGCTGTCTGAAATCAGCCTCGACAAAGAATCGATTCGCATTCCGTCCGGTCGTTGGCAACAGCTTCACCAGAACCTCATTCTCAATCTGAGTTGTGATCGGTGTGAGCGCATTCACGACTAGGTCGAGGGCTGCCTGTTCCGCGTTTGCATTGGATAGACGAGATAAGTCGCCTGCCATGTGCGGCGGAATTCTGTACAGGGCACAGATAGCAGATCTCGTGTAGTTCTGAGTGCCTAGGAACTGCGATTCCTCTGGCGAAATGCCCAGCTGGTTGTACTTCCAGTCGCCGTAGAGAAATGCAGTCCGACCCTGGTTTTCGCCGCCGTTACCCCGCTCAAATGATTCTTTGATTTCCTGTCGTGTGACATCGTCGATGTCACTCGCAGTACTCATAACGCCACCAGGACGCGAACCGTTGCCGAAGAAGCGACTTCCAAACTTGTTGGCCGCGATGTCGAGGCCGATCATGTTGCGGGCCTGGGTAATCGGGGACATTCCCGTGATGCCATCTAGCGAGTAGAGTTTGACGTGGATGATATTGGCAGTTTCAATACGTCTGGATCCGCCGTTCTGCTCACCATCTCGTGTCGAGTAATAAAGCTTGCCGGCGCTGTCTCGTTTTGCCGTAGTGAGAAGAGGGTGCAAGATGTATAAGGCAGCCGGTTGTCCTGACGGGTTACGTCGTATCTCGACGTAACCGTTGCCCGTCGTCATCAGACCGGCTACGAGTGCCTCTTTGAAGCTGTAGGCATTTTGCTCCGGGTTCGGAGCAACCATCAGCAAATACCAGATCGCGTTATCAACCGCCTCTTTTCGCCCATTCTCCAGGCGCTCGAATACACGAAACGGCAGAGATGCGATGGCCTCCGACAGAATCTTGATACAGGTGTAGATCGAGGCCACCTGGAGCGCTGTGGCATGTCCGACAAGTTCCCCGGACGGGGTCGGCGTATCGCCAGATAGAATCGCCCAGGCTCCAGGAGACGTAGGGCTGACCGAGGGATTCTCTAACGGATTTCCGCGCGTTTCCGACAGGTTTAGCCGAGTCATGGCTGGGTTCATCCCTGCTCGGGTCCGGTTTACGATGTCTTTGAGTTTCATTAGTTCCTATGCGAAAAAGGGGCTGAAGCCTTTCTTCTTGATGGGGACGACCATTGCGCGGACAGTGCGCAGATCAACGCGCTGATGCCGTCTATCTTCTCGGCCGACTTCGCTTTATCCGGCTTGCAGCTCCCGGTAGCGTCCATGTCTACAACGACATTGGAGGCCATCCACCGAAGAATGGGATTCTCGAGGTGAGCGAGGTCATGTTTGAGAATGAGTTCGAGGAGTCTCTTGGTCGGTCCGGCCAGAGAGGCCATTGCCTGACGGAGTGGAGAGCAGACGAAACCCTGATCTTGCAGCCAAGTTGATGTCTCCGTGCAGTTCCACGGATCGAAAGCTATCTCACGTATGTCGTAAATGTCAGAGAGCTGAGTGATCTTCAGCCGGATTGCGTCATAATCGATTACGTTTCCAGCCGTGAGATTGAACAGTCCGAGACGCTTCCAGGATTCATACGGAACGCGGTCTCGTTTGGACCGCTTCTCGATATTGGCCTCGGGGAGAAAGAAGTGAGGCAGGATAGCCCACTTGATTCGGTCACCGTAGGGAGGAAACAACAGAACAAATGCCGAGATATCCGTGGTGGTGGACAGGTCAAGCCCGCCGAAACAGGGTTGGCCTTTCAGAGATGCGATATCGATGGGAGCGTTACACGCTGCCCACTCGTCCATCGGGATCCAAGCTACGGACGATTGAGTCCAGAGACCGAGTCGAAGACGGAGTACGCCGTTGAGGCTGGCAGGATCACCCTTAGCCTTGTTGATGGATTCACGGAGTTCCTTGATATTGACCGAGACGCCCAGGTTTGGGTTTGCTTTTATCCAGTTGCGCTCGTCAAGGTAATCGTCATCGGGATCGAGTCCGCAGATCCAAACGAATCTGCTGTCATCTGTGTGAATGCCTGTAAGAACCTTCTCACCGTAGTTGTGCTCAGTGCGACAGAGGGACACTTCACCGGAGCCGGCCGTCGTGATGACCAGGAAGATCGGAGAGCGTCGTTTGCCTAGCGCGTTGGCAAGAACGTCCCATAGCTTGCGAGCGTTGACTCCCCAAGCGTGTAGTTCGTCCGCAATCAGGGCTTGAGGCCGAGGTCCATCGAGGGAGTCTTCGTCCGATGACAGAGGCTGAAACTTGGCCGCGGTGCCTGCGATGTGCAAGTTGTCGCGAAAGGATCTGATGCGTAACTTGAGTGCCGGCGAGGCGGCGACCATCCGCTCGGCTTCAGAGAAGACGATGCGAGCCTGATCCTTCTTCGTGGCGACAGAGTAGACCTCGGCGCCAGGTTCGCCCGATGCGATCAGCTCGTAGAGTCCCAGAGCACTGGCCAAAAAGCTCTTGCCGTTGCCCTTTGCCAATTCAATGTATGCAAACTTGAAGCGACGATAGCCCGTATCAGCCCAGCGCCAGCCGTTGAGGATATAGAGGAGCGCGCACTGCCAGGGTTCCAACACGACCAGATTCCCTGCCCACTCGCCTTGGCTGTGATGACAGAACTGCTCGATGAAGGTGATTACGTGTTTACCCTTGGCGGGATCAAACTTGAGATTGCGGAGGTGACCTTCTGAAAGGTCACGCTGATGCCGTGCACATGCGAGCCGTACGAACTTGCTAGTGACGATCTTCCCTGACAGTACCCCTGCGATGTATCTTTCAGCGCGGGTTGGGGAGGGCTTCTTCGGCATCGTGTGATTCGTTTGCGCCTATCCCCTGCATGAACAACTCAAATGGATCAGCAGCGGTTGGCTCACCGACGGAGAGACGTGATCTGGAGCTGGGATCGAATCCGAATAAAGCTGATGCGCGTAGCATTGCTGTGAGAGCGTTACGTGCTATGCCGACAGCAGGGTGACACTTGATCTTGTGGCCAACTACTTCACCGGCCTTGTTGGTGATTGGTTCCTGAACTGTCTGGCCGTCGCAATCGATCATGCGTTCGGCAGATTGCCAGCGCGAGTAGGACTGACAGTAGGCGGCCAGCGCAGATGAGTCGACCGACCGCAGCATGTCGAGCGCCGATAGTTCCTTGACTACCCGCTTCCACTCTGTCTTGGCATCAGGGGATAGCCATGTGGGACAAACTGGTGCGCCACCGAACTTCGGTTCGTTCTTGTTGAGCGTGCGCTTGCCAGGATTGCCCTCGATCAGTTTCAATGCGGTAGGTTTCGGTGCGGGTCCAGGCATTATTCCCTCAAGAAAGATAGCGAATGGACTAGACTTGGCGTGTCTAGTTGTGCACGTGACTCTTGATTTGAATTCAGGTTTTTACTTACTTTATAGAGTCGCGTAATTCACATTCTCAGATCGGAGCATTTGCGATGAGCCTGCTTCCGCACCTGGACATTCCGCAGAATACGGATATCCCGATCAAGATATTAGAATCGCTGTTGTCCGCGGTTGCGATAAGTATGGTCAAACCTTTTCTTACCGAGATTCAGAGTGTGATTGTAAGAAATAGGAAACGCGATCTCTATAAAGAACTTGCTGAGGCCAATATTCAGAGCAGAGAATTGAGAATCGCGGCGCGAGAATCTCAAAGCAGTCCGTCAGAGCCGATTGTGCGGTCTCTAAAGAAACGGAAAGACAAAATACTCGGCGCGATAGCCCAGCTTGAGTCCGAGGAAGAATTTAGGGCAGCGAGAAATAATCGAGTACTAACCCGTACAAGACAGCTTGCTTTGTGGTTTGTTCCCCGCGGCCATCGATCATGGTTCTTGCACATTGCATATTATTTTGTCATCTTGGAATTACTCCAGAATTCGAAAGCGCTTCTGCTGCTTGTCAGAGGTATGCGACTTCTGAAATGGGACCTCGTATACACCATCACATTTTACTCATTGTCCACAATAGACCTGGTGTCATCCATAGCAGCTTGGATAATTATTGCTTCATTCGTCGGTCACGTGGCACTTGAAAGACAATATGGTGACTCGAAAATACGGGCAAAGACCGAATGGGTTGGCCTAAGGCATAAACGCATTGTGAAGATCGTTTCTTATGTCACGATTTCTTTGAATTTAATTCAAATGGTAAGTTATCTCATTTGGCTTGGACACGGCACGCATAACGACAATAGACTTGATTTCATTTGGAAAGTCACTTTTCCCGTCAGGGCCATCTTTCAAAGCGCTTGGCTCATTTACATCCTCTTGCAAATGCGCAAGACGTCGAGAAGTCAAGGTCAAGTGGCCGTGACCCCGTGACCAAGGCCTCTTTAATGGGCTGCAAATTCCTATCTTGCGGCCGCACGCGCGTGACCGGCTGTGGTCTTCGGCAGTCCCTTTAGAAACAACGACTTACCCCTATCCCTCATGGGGTAGGTGAGCTGCGTTATTCGTTCGGTGGGTGTACCGGGGAGTCAACAGAGTCTTCTTCGACTGATGCGGTCACGATCTTGGCTGTATCGGACAGATAGAGTTTCGTACCGTCCTTCTTCGATCCCTTGTGCATGACATACGCGACGATGACGGGAGTGATCTTGGTGTAATGATCCACGATGACGTAGAACTCGCCGATGTGGTCTGATCGTCCGCAACCAGTGCTCGATAGCTTGCACTGGCATTTTGTTGGCTCGTGCTGCTGAACCCTGATGCGTGACAGGACGTTGTAGACCTTGCCAGCCTTGCTGACGACTGTGGTCGGAACTTGCAAGAACAGTTCAGTACCGTCGATGACCTGGAAGACATCTCTCACTTGTTGATCCTTATGTGGTGGCTACTGACCTATTGCGGTCAGCGCTGAATGGTGTGGTCGGCAAAGGCTGGTCAGGTTGGCCAACACTAGCCTGAGGTGTTTATGTGTCGTGACCTTGAGGATGTGATGGACATCTACAGCAGGTGTCGCTCTGCCGGCGGACAGACAGTGTTGGCAGATCCAACGATCACGCTTGAGCGCCTGGAGCCTAATGACCTTCCATCTGTGGTCATATCCTCTGCTGGCCGCGGTGCCTCGGAAGTGAGAGTCG